CTCAGCAATAAATTATATAATGCGTACTAATTCTAATGGTACTCGTGATACTGGATTTAATGTTGGAACTGGATTCGGTGCAGGGCAAGTTGGATATACTGCAGTAACCCAATCAGATGGCAAATATATTGTTGGTGGTAACTTTAGCACATATAGCGGATCGACTGCCAACCGCGGAATAGCACGACTTAATACCGATGGCACACTTGATCTTACATTTAATGATGGAGCAGGATTTAACCAATTGGTCTCAGCAGTAGCAATGCAATCAGATGGTAAAATTATTGCTGGAGGAAACTTTACTACATATAGTGGTTCATCTATTAATCGAATTGCAAGATTAAATAGCAATGGCACTTTAGATACATCATTTAATGTAGGTACTGGTTTAGATGCTCAACCTTCGGCAAACGGAATAACTATAGCTGCTGATGGAACTATTTATTGTTTAGGTAGTTTTACAACATATAGTGGATCTAATTCTCGAGGTATAGTTGCTATTAATCCTAATGGCACAATAAATCAAACATTCGCCTTAGGAACAGCTTCATTTAACAATACAGCTCAAGGATTTACATACCAACAATCAGCAAATCAAATGATATTAGTATAAAAAGGAAATGTATGACACTTAAAGAATTTTTACAAACAAACACAATTTCTGCCGTTGATATAGTTAACGGATTTGATTTAATTATTAACGTTTATGTTGAAGATGTTATTTACGGATTACGAGTAGATACTGCAAACATTCCTGCAGGTACTCTTTTAACTAAACGAGAAGATTTCGTACTCACTGATGATACACTTTCTATAGATGCAGTTTCAGTTGATATGTCTAAAACCGAAATGCTTGGATAATTGTAATAATTTTATTATAATATCAAGAAAAGGTTACCATGACTCGAAAACTAGATAAAGAGCATTTAGATGAAATTCAAGCATTGCGAGATGCATTTTCTGCAAACTCACAAACTTTAGGAAATTTGTATATTGAAGAATTTTCTTTGCAACAACAATTACAGCAATTAACGGAACAGCGAACTAAATTCATGAAACAATTTGTGGATCTGCGCAAACAAGAAGAAGAACTTTTAGAAAAAATGCGCAATCGTTACGGTGATGGACAGATAAATATTGCACATGGAACATTTACGCCAACTGCGTAAGGTTTGAAAACGCAAAACTATATTTATAAGAAAATCATTAGGAGACATAAATGGCAGAAAGAATAGTATCGCCTGGAGTATTTACCAGAGAGATCGATCAATCATTTTTAGCACAAGGTATACGAACCATTGGTGCTGCAGTTGTTGGCCCAACCGTAAAAGGCCCGGCATTAGTGCCAACGCAAATATCATCAGTACAACAATATAATCAAATTTTTGGTACAAATACATCAGATGATTATTATGTACCCATGGTAGTTCAAGATTATTTCAAGAATGGCGAAACAATTACAGTAACAAGAATATTGTATGAAGATGGTTATTATTTAAATCGTGGTGCATTAGCAATCGTTGTAGAATCAGGCTCTGGATTAAATTTAGTTAAAAAAGTATCACACATATTACATCCAACGCGTCCAGTAACTACAGTTGGTTTAACTGGTCCTTTATTTGAATCATCATCGGTAACATATAATACCTCGTTAAATAATGGATCTTTTTCATTAGTTGTTTCTGGTTCATATTCTGCACCACAAAATTCAGCTATTGGTTTTGATGGTTCATTTTTATCAAATACTTCAACAGGAATTTCTTGTTCGATTGTTGATTCATCAAATCAATATATTAGCACAGTATTAGGTACAAGCCCAGCATCATCAAATTATCCGGTATATGTACAATATGAAGCTAAAAAGCTTTGGCAAGAATTTGCAGATATTACTAAAGTTACCGCATCATTGCAAATTATTAGTAATTATGAATTTTTGCAAGATTACAATGTAGCATCAACTCCATGGATTACATCGCAGTTAGTAGGAAATGCTACAACAGATTTATTTAAATTTCATACAATATCACATGGTACTTCAGTTAGCCACGAAGTTAAAGTTGGAATTAAAGATATTAAATTAGCATCTGGAACATCAGGAACTGGCACAGAATTAGGACCAGCTGATCAATATGGTACATTTGTAGTTCAACTTCGACGAGTTAATACATTAAGTCCTGGAATTCCTGGATCGCCATATTCATCTCAAGATACAGATACACAACCAGATATTATTCAAGAGTGGGAAGTTGATTTGAATCCAGATTCTCCTAAATATATTGCTCGAGTAATTGGTGATAGCTATCAAACCGTTAATGATAATGGTCAAGTATTTTTTAATGGTAGTTATCCTACAACCAACAATTTTATACGAGTAGAAGTATCTGAGGATGTTAGAAATAAAATTATTGACAAAACTTTGATTCCATTTGGATTCCGAGCAGTTAGTTCGCCAGCTCCGTTAGTTTCAGGTAGTTTGGCATTACCATCTGCATCATATAGAAGCACACAATTAGTTAGTGGAGTATATTCAGGAACAAGTTTTCATGGATTTGATTATACGGCTGCAACTAATATGAACTATTTGGCGCCAGTTCCAACATCAGGATCAAATACGGGTAGTTCGGTAGATTTCTATTTAGGAAACGTACTTCAAGCAACGGCATCTAATTATCCAGATTCAATTACCCCATATACCGGCTCATTGCAATCTGCATTGACAAATTCAACATTCATTACCAATGTTAAATTATCAACTAGAAGATTTATGGTGCCATTCCAAGGTGGGTTTGACGGAGCTCGTCCAAACTTACCAAAATATCGAGGAGAGTATATTACATCAAATAACACTTACGGATTTGATTGTCAAACATCTACGTCTACTGGTACTAAATCATATAATAAGGCATTTTTAGTATTGAGCAATACTGATTATTATGATATGAATTTGCTTGTAACTCCAGGTCTTATTGATAGTTTGCATTCATCTGCGACTTCATTAGCAAGAAATTTATGTGAAACTCGTCAAGACACATTTTACATAATGGATTCAAATGCAATCAATGATTCTATTACAACAGTAACTCAGCAAGTAGTAACATTAGATACTAATTATACGGCAGTATATTGGCCATGGTTAAGCACAATAAATACAGCTACAAATGCACAAATATTTGTACCACCATCAGTTTTATTGCCAAATGTAATTGCATTTAATGATAAAACACAAGCTCCATGGTTTGCTCCTGCAGGTTTAAGTAGAGGTGTTGTTTCTGCAATTGGAACTAAAGTATCATTAGCACAAGCAGATAGAGATGCATTGTATCAAGGTCGCGTCAATCCTATTGCTAATTTTGGTGGTCAAAACGGCGGTATTGTAGTTTGGGGACAAAAGACATTACAAGCACGTCCAAGTGCATTAGATCGAATCAATGTTAGGCGATTACTTATTGCAGTTAAGAAGTTTATTGCATCATCTACAAGATTTTTGGTATTTGAACAAAATTCAGTAGAAACTCGAAATAGATTCTTGGCAATTGTTAATCCATATATGGAATCGGTACGTGTACAACAAGGTTTATATGCATTCCGAGTTGTTATGGATGATAAAAACAATACACCAGATTTAATTGATCAAAATATATTGTACGGACAAATATTCTTGCAACCAACTAGAACGGCTGAATTTATTGTATTAGACTTTAATATTCAACCAACAGGTGCAGCATTTTAATAAAAAACAATTTATTTTTAAAAGGTAGGATTTCGGTTCTACCTTTTTTACTGGTTAACATATTTATATAAAAAAGAAGGAATACGAACATGGCATTGTATGATAATAGGAATCCTAATTTAACGATTGCTAATCAAGATCAGTTATTTGATAGAGCATTTTCGTGGGAGCCAAAAAGACAACATCATTTTATATTATCTGTTCCGGATATTCCGGCATACCTAGTAAAAACATCTGGTAAACCACAAATTAGTAATGGCGAAGTTGCATTAGATTTAATTAACATTAAACGATATGTTAAAGGAAAATCTGAATGGAGCACCATACAAATGACACTATATGATCCAATTGTTCCATCGGGTGCACAAGCAGTAATGGAATGGATTCGTTTACATCACGAATCATCAACAGGACGAGATGGTTATTCATCTTTCTATAAAAAACAAATCAAATTATCTCAACTTTCTCCAATTGGTGAAACAGTAGAAGAATGGACATTAAATGGTGCATTTTTAACAGATGCTGAATTTGGTACCTATGATTGGGGTTCAGATGCAGTTCAAGAAATTTCAATAACAATACGTTATGATTGGGCATTCTTAAGCTTCTAATACAAAATCAAATGGGGGCTACGGCCCCCTTTATAAACAGTTATAAAAAAGGAATACATGGACAACAAAGTCACAACACGATTAGGATCTCAAGATCTAGTAAACATTGCACGCCAAAACTACGAAACTAAACAAAAAACTAAAATACCAACGGTTATTGTTAAATTAGCATCGGGTGGTAAAATTTATCCTAAAAATCATCCTTTACATTCTGGTACAATTGAACTAAGATATATGACTGCATATGATGAAGATATTTTAACTAATGCATCATATATACGAGAAGGCGTAGTTTTTAATAAATTGTTGCAATCAATCATTGTAACGGAAGTTGATGTTGATGATATTTGCAGTGTCGATAAAGATGGATTGATACTCAATGCTCGCGTAATGGCATATGGTCCTGATTATACAGTACAAATAACAGATCCAAAAACTGGAAACGCATTAGAACGAACTATCAATTTAACGGAAGTTCAATTTAAGCCATTTACATTAGTAGCCGATGCAACCGGAGAATTTACATATCAAATAAATACGGAAACTACAATTAAATTTGCATATCCAAAAACCGAGATAACGCGAGAAACTGTTTCCGAAACAATCAACAATTTAATTACAGAAGTTAATGGAATTCGAGATCGAGCTGCAATTGAAAATTTTATTCGCTATGAGTTTTTTGCACGAGATGCAAAACAATTCCGTGATTATGTTAAAAACAATGCACCTGGCGTCGATTATGAAATGAATTTTGAAGGTGAAGATGGGAGCACCTTCAAAGCAATGTTTCCAGTTAACGCAGACCTTTTTTGGTTTTGATGCATCATATCGCGTTCAATTACAAGACACAATTTTTGATATGATTTGGTTTGGCGAAGGTCGCTGGGACTGGGATACTATATACAATATGCCTATATTTCTTCGAAATCATTGGATTAAACGAATCAACGATATCGTAAAAACTAAAAATGATCATGTTAAACAACAAAATTCTTTACATAAATCTAAAAGATAAATATTTATATTAAAGATATCAGTATGGGTTTATTAGCTGACTTAACGGCCGCAGTGGGTGCAATAGATAACATGGGTAAACAACGTGCTATGCAAAGCATCGTTGGTGGAATAGAAAAAAAATTAGGAGACTTTACTGCATTTGCAAAAGATTTAACTATTTTAGAACAAAGATTTACTGGATTACAGACGTCTATGGGCTTAACAATAGAGCAAACGGCTGTTTTAGGTCAAAACATAGATGATTTTGCTGAAAATATTGGTGTTGGTGGTAAAGCAATTATAGAATTGCAAAAAGGACTTAAAGGTGTTATAGGTCCATTTTCAAAAATGAGTGATTTAATAACCGAATCTTCCGGATTTGGAAAAGATATGTTAAGGACATCCAAAGCACTACAGATGAATTTGCGATTATCTTCGGATATTGCAAATAAATACATAGAAATGGCATCGCAAAGTGGAAAAGGTTTAGAAAAAACATTGGCCGATCATATTCAAATATCTAATTATATTGAAGGCCAAGTTAGAGGCATTGAAGTCACTCAAGAAATGATTTCTGAGATGGCAACTCAAACTGCAGATGTTTCATTACATTTCGGACGATTACCAGGTCAATTAGAATTAGCTGTAATTAAATCTAAACAACTTGGTATAAACATGGCACAATTAAAAACCACTGGTGATAACTTGTTAAATATTGAAACGAGTATCGGTCAAGAAATGGAATATCAATTGCTTTCTGGACGTAGATTGGTTGACAATCAAGGTAAGAGTTTAACAAATAAATATCGAGAACAGATGCTAGCAGGAAAATCTAGTGATATGGCATCTACGTTAAATCAAATTTTAGAACAAGAAGGCAAAACATTGCGTACTAACATGTTTGC